GGTAACACTATGGCAGGCAGCAGACACAGTGCAAGCGATGTACAACTCATCAAGGCATGCCGAAAGGCTGTAATGGATCATGCAACAGCAACGGCACAACATGCCGAGGCAATGAAAACCATGTTTGCAGATTTGGGCGATGACCTGAGCGACGATGACGCAATGGTAAACAGCACAGGTACCGAAACCGACGCGGTACGCGCTGAAAAAAGCGTGAAAGCGGTAGACCTGCCTGGGCAATTGCGCGAAATCCTAGGCGAAACAATCTGCCTATGGTACAAGGCATCTGCAGCGCATTGGAATTTAGAAGGCGATGATTTTCCACAGTATCACGCATTTTTTGGCGAAATGTACGAGGCACTCGAGGCGGGCATTGATCCAACAGCCGAATACATTCGCGCGCTCGGATTCAAAACGCCTGCAACCATTGCACAGGCAACGACATACCAGCTGGCTGATACCCTTACCGACGAATCACCATTACCAGTAATGCTTGCAAGCATCACGCTCGACAATATGCGAATGATTGACCTACTGCAAGGCGGCATTTATTTTGCAGGCATTGCAGGTGAGTATGCAGTACAAAATTTCCTACAGGATCGCCTCGGGTATCACCAAAAATTACGCTGGATGTTGCGAGCAATCCAAACACCAACACCAGAAATGCCAGAAATCGAAGAGCCAGGCGAAATGATTGCCGAGGCTGAACCGATGGCAGAAACCGAAATAATGGCTGAATCAATGCCGCTCGAGGTATCGAAATCAGCACGCAACCTGGCAGCTGATTTGCTGTATGTATTGCGAGGTAAGTAAATGGCAGTAAAGGCAATCGGGGATTTTACGCTAAAAGGCAAGGGCATTGTATTCGGCGGCAAAGATTTGCAAGGCGATACATTTACCAAAAATACAGACCTGGGCGAAACGCGCTCGTTTGTCGGTATGCCTGTGTACTACGATCACAGCCTCGGCGATTTGCGGCGGCAGATTGGTACCGTCAAGGCCTGGCAGCCTGATGATGACGGTATCGATGTTGAAATAGAGCTAGATCGTCGCGACAAGTATGCAGCACAAGTAATGCAACTGGTAAAGCGGGGAGCGCTCGGGTTATCAACGGGGAGCCTGCCACATTTGGTCGTGCGAGAAAATGGCGAGCTGAAACGATGGGTAGTAGGCGAAATCAGCCTAACACCAACACCAGCCGAGCCACGAACAACGGCATACAGCGAAGCTAAGCGGGCACCACAGGCGAATAGCGGTGCTCGAGCGTACGCGCTTGCATATAGTATTGAGTTACCAAAAGAGGTATCAGGTATGAACAAAGAAGAATTGAAGGGCGCAATGCTGGAAATCCTCGAAGAATCTGTCGGCACGCCTGTTGCAGGCGGCGGCGTTGTGGCAACCAAGGCACCAGCTACCAAAAAGCTTACGAGCCTGGGTTTCAGCAACGAAGGCAACGAGGCAATTGTTCACTACATTAAAACCGGTGATGACATTGCAGCAAAGGCAACCCTGGTCGAAGGCACAGGCGCAAACGGTGGCTATACCGTACCTCGCGATTTCTATACCCAAATCATCGACAAGCGCGATCAATCCTGGATTGGTGCAAAACTGGGCATTCAGCGGTATACCACGGATCGACAGATTTTCGACATTGCCGATCAGAATGGTAAATCCAATTTCGCGTTTGTTGCTGAATCAGGCGCGGCAAATTTCGACGAACCAACATTTTCACAGTCTGCAGTTACGGTATACACTGCCTCGCTTGCTATGAAGGTTTCTAATCAGCTGTTGCGTGACAACGCAATGGATCTAGAAGGTTTTCTTACTCGCGAAATCGGGCGCGCGTATGCTCGGCACCTTAATGATTACATGATCAACGGCACGGGCTCGAGCCAGCCATACGGTGTTCTTACTCGTGCAACCGTATCCGAAACCCTGGCAAGCGTTTCAGGCGTTGACCAGGCAGACATTATTAACATCGTGCACAAGCTGCCGAGCTGGTACGCTGATGATGGCGCCTCGACGGGCTGGGTGATGCAAAACAGCACGCTCGGTGCTATTCGCGCGCTGCAGGGCAATTTCTTCAGCTTCCAACCAACACCACAGGGCACCATGGATAGCCTGTATGGCAAGCCTATTGCCATCACTGACAAGATTGCAGTACTGGGCACGGGTAACAAGCCTATCATTTTCGGCAATTGGGGATACTATGCATTTGTCGAAAACCTCGGGCTCGAGATTTCGCGCAATCCATACGTATACCAGCCAAATTACCAAACTGCCATTTTCGTAACGGCACGTTGGGGCGGCGACGTTACGCAGGCCGAGGCGTTTGTTTATGGCGTGAATCCGTAAGAGGCTAGACAATGCAGATTAAGCTAAAAAATGCATTAGCCTGCATTGTCAACGGCTCAACGCGGGCATTCGAGGGCGGGGCAATTGTTGACCTGCCCTCGAATGAGGCAATGCACCTGATCAACACAGGCAGGGCAATTGCTGTTGAGTCTGTGGCAAATGCACAAGGCGAACCCAAACCACAGGCTGCAGCGGTGCCCAAGGGCCGTAAACCGAAAGGGTAGGCAATGGCATACCTCACGGTATCAGCCCTCAAATCGTACCTGGGCATTCAATCAAATACTGATGACAGCCTCTTAACAGACATTGTTGCCGAGGCGCAACAGGCAGTAGACGATTATTGCAATCGTACATTTGAGGCAGCGGCAGATACAACGCGGTACTATAACGCGCTCGACATTCGATACGGCGGCCGCGTTGATGCATTTCAGAATACGCTATTACTTGATTTTGATTTGTGCCAGCTGACAACGGTAGTAAATGGCAATGGGCAAACAATACCAGCCGAGGCATTGGTATTGCTGCCTACCAATTTCGTGCCAAGCTACGCTATCAAAATCAAGATGAATACCGCGTATGTATGGACATACATCGGCACGCCTGATACGGCTATTTCGGTAACAGGCAGATTTGCATATAGCATTACCTGCCCAACACCAATACGAGCGGCAACGCGGCGGCTGGCTGGTTACATGTATCGAGCGAAAGATAACACAGCTGAAACGGATCGCAGCATCATGAGTGCAGACGGTATCAGCATTGCAGCACCTGCAATACCTACCGACGTAACGCGGATGCTCGAGCCATACAGGCGGCAATCATAATGGCAACACATATCAACACTATTATTTCTGCACTGGCTGCAATGCCTGTACAGGCATTCGGTGCAACGGTAGCGGTACGATCAGGCACGGGGCTGCATAACACACTCGAGGCAGCCGACGTGCCCTGCCGTATCATTTCACCATTGAACACAACCAGCCAGCGTACCAAGCGGGTTACACCAGGCGCGGGCCGCGTGATGCAAACCGAATGGACGATAGAAGATATTTGTTATTTGCGATTTGTCGGCGATGGTTTGGGGCTGGCTGATATTGCTACCGTATATATTGAATATATGAATAGCTATATTGAATGCTCGCGACAGCTGGGCAATTCGGTGTATAGCTTCGATTTGCTGCAACAGCGTACACAGGTAGTGCAATACCCTGCCTCGAGTGAACGCACATACCACGCGGTTATTAGTACCTGCACATTCACGGATATTGTGCAATAGAGAGGTAATACCATGGCACAAACAACACACGCAATGAACGGCAGTGCATTCTACATTGCAATGCAGACGGGCGGCACGGGAGCGTATACCGATATTTCGGGGAGCTCGCAATCAATCGAAATGCCAGAGCTCGAGCGATTTACGGGAGAGGCATACACGCCTGATAGTGATACGGGTATTGTTGTATTCGGCAAGCAAAAGCCGTTTGATTTGACGGTAAACGTTATCTATACCGAGCAGACTAGCGAGGCATGGCATTTGCTCGAAGATGCATACCGAAACGCAAGCCTGGTTAGCATTAAATGGCAGCCAGCGGGCAGCACGGCAGGAAATGACGCGTATGCAACCAACGCGGCAAAAATCTACAAAATGCAGCTGCCGAATGGTGATGCCAGCAATTCAGACGTAATCGTATGCTCGTTTACCCTGAAATGTACCAGCGTTACAATCACGACGTAATCACCTGGTAGCGAGCACAGCGCTACCAACTAGCACAGAGGTTATACGATGTACGTTATTAATCAGCGCAAGTTATCTATACGCGACGTTGCAGCGCTGCAGAATGCAGCCAAAACAAACGATATTACCACGCTGTTGCCACTGATTGAAAAATGCGTTACCACTGAAGACGGCAGCCCAGCGAGCGAGCTACCGTTTGAGCATTTCAATCAGATTATCGAAAAGATACTGCAGCGCCTGAGTTATCAAAACCCAAACTCGAGCGGCAGCTGATTGCGCATCTGTGGACAGCCGCGGCAATGCCTGTTGAGTACCTTGAGTTACTTGCCTGCCGTGATTTGTACCACTGTACGCCTGATCAGCTGCCTGATTACGAGACGATACAACAACATTTGTTCATGATTGGTATAGAGCGTAGGCTCGGCAGAAAGGCGCAACTATGACGGCTGAAAACGTCGTAATTCGGTTTGTCGGAGAGGATGACGTCAGCAACGTTACTCAAACAATCGATAAAAATATGGGTGCGCTCGGCAATCAGGCAGATGCTGTTAGTACCAAAATGAGCGCATTCAATGGCATTGCAATCGGTGCATTTCAAGCCATTGGGGGCGCTCTTACCAATCTTGCAGGGGCTGGTTTATCGCAGCTCGGCAGTTTTTTCACGGGTGCTATTGAGGAATCCTCAAGCTGGGCAAGCGCGCTGGCACAAACCGAGGCCGTCGTAAAATCGACAGGCGGCGCGGCAGGGCTGACGGCTGCCCAAATGGGCGAAATGGCAAGCGCCATGAGTGCTGCCAGCGGTAACAGCATTTTCAGCGATGATGCCATTTTGGGTGCACAAAATGTGCTTGCGACATTTACCCAAATCAAGGGTAC